TCTTGTCAAGTGCTGGAGCGACTGGCGGAGGTACTGCCGTAAGCGGTTCTATTGAGGACGGTGGTGGTGGTAACGTAGCATCCTTCAACAACAGACAAACTGAGTTTGATGACGAAGGAAGTCCGCAAAAAGTATTCGTGCTAAGTGACGATATTTCGAACCAACAGAACCTAGATTCGAAGGTTAAACTTGCATCAACAAATTAGCAAAAAACAAAGAATATATTGCAAAATACTAACATTGTGTTAAGATTTCAACGCTCCACAACCCACGCCACCACTGGTCTCGGCACTTCTCGAGTTTTCAATACCAACGTACCCGAGAGGGGTCTGCGTTCGTTAGAGAGCATTAGAGAGGGGTTAGGACGGTTGTTACAAATAGTTAAAAAACACTCAAAAAACACGCAAAAAAACGTCAGATATTTGACGAAAACTACCCATTAGGGTCTAATAAAAAAATGAACTATGTTACCTTTTTTTAAACTTGAATTATCCGATGACCCAGAGACTGGAGTCGACATGCTTGGGTTAGTTGATTTCCCAGCACACATGAAAGATTTTATTTCTTTTTCAGATGAAGAGAAAAAAGTAAAACATTATTTCAATGAAGACAAAATGATAGTTACTGGAGTCATGATGTCTGCCGACACTCCAATTTATAGAAACGACCCAGACATAGGAGAACACTATGTTCTTTTTGACCGAAGCACAATTGCAAAGGCTCAAATGAGATTCATGCAAAACTCTTATTTAAAGAATGTTAATTTAGACCACGACCCAAAGAAACCTATTGGAGACGGTATTTTTATGTTCGAGTCTTATATCGTTAATTCCGAGGAAGGAGTGAACGCTCCAGCCAAATTGAAACAGATCGTTAGGGACGGCTCATGGGTAGCATCTTATAAAGTGACATCAGTAGAACTTTGGGAAAAAATTAAATTAGGAGTTGTAAATGGTTTCTCAGTAGAGGGTTTCTTCGAGAGAGTCCCAGTTACTGTAAAAGGAGATTTTACAAAATCGATTAAACAAGGTCTAACAACCGAAAGTAAATTACTTAAAAAACTCAAAATGAATTTAAAAGACAAAATCATGGCTATTTTCATGGAAGAGGATGTTGCTGAAACACCTTCTGCGCCTACATCGAATACGGCTACCACCGAGAGTGGAGAAACATTATCTTACAATGGCGAACTAGAAATAGGAACCGCAGTAACAATTGAAGTTGACGGGGTATCTATACCAGCACCAGAAGGTGTACATGTACTAACTGGCGAAATGGCTGGTGTTAGTATTGTTATTGATATTGACGGTATCGTTACAGACATTGTAAAGGCAGAAGAAGAAGCACCAGCAGTTGAAGAAGCACCAGCAGAAACGGTTGCACCAGCAGTTGAAGAGTTGGCAAAGCAAACTGCAAAGAAGTTGTTTTCTCTTGCTAAGTCTAATAAGGCGTTGGCTAAAAGAAACGAAATTTTATCTACTCAAAACGCAGTGTTAAAATCAACTTTCGAATCTCAAATAAAAGGATTGACTGAGAGAGTTTTAAAAATTGAAAGAACCCCAGTGTCACAACCTAAAAAGAAACATAACAGAACAGAGCAGACACATACGGCTCTTTCTCAAAACTCAATAGTAAACGGTCTTTAAACAACCGTAACTAATAACCAAGAAAAACTAAGAAAATGAATCTAGTTAAAAGAATAAAAATGGGTGCAGAGCGATTTAATTTCGACTTTGACACCGCTGGATTGTCTGCTTATGCCGACATGAACTCTGACGAATTATTCAGAAGAGCAGTAACGACTGGTAGAACTTTATCATTAATCCGTATTCAAGACGGAGTAAAGGGAACTGAGAAGATCAAATTACTAAACGATAGTGTAACTTATCAGTTAGCTGATGACTGTGCTATGACGGCTGACGGCAACTCAACTATTTTTACTGATAGAGATTTGACGACATTGAAAATCGGATTTTACAAGCAATTTTGTCAAGATGATTTGGCTGGTTTCTGGACGCGGTTACAGTTAAAAGCTGGAGCAATGGCAGAAAACGAGACTTTAATTTTCGAACAAGAGTTAATGGATTACATCCTAGAGATTCATGCTTTCGAATTAGAGAAAATGGTTTGGCAAGGAGATTCTTCATTGGTGGCTGGAAACTTACAGTTCATTGACGGATTAGCAACTAGAATGTCGGCAGATGCTTCTGTTATTAATGGAAACCCATTAGGTGCTGGAGCAATGACAAGTTCAAATGCTTACACTGCTTTCTTATCGGTTGCTCGAAGCATCCCAAGTACTATTTACGACCAAGCAGACACGAAGATTTTTTGTGGAAGAGAGTATTTCAACTTTTTGAAAGATGATTTATTTGCTCAGAACCTATATCATGTACCAGTAGCAAGTCAAGAAGATAATACAATGGTATTACCAGCGACTGGGTTTACAGTTGAAATGGTGCAAGGTTTATCTGGATATGACGCAATTTTTGCTGGACGTTCTCAAGATTTAATTTGGGGTACTGATTTAGCAACGGATTCTGGTTCAGTTGAATTATGGTACGACAAGGACAGTGATACTATCAAGATTAGAAGTAAATTCTACGGAGGTACACAATATCCGTTTTCTGACCAGTTGGTTAAGTGGATACCTGTACCGTAACAAAATAATTAATCGTAAAGGAGAGGGCGTTAAAAACCCTCTCTGATACACATTACAATAGAATATGAGTTGTGAAATAGATGCTGGTTATTCGAAAGGATGTAGAAATGGTAGAGGTGGAGTAAAATCCGTAATCTTTATTCAGATTGAACATGTAACATCTTTCGCCTTAACCGCAACAAACGAAGTCAGTGCAATAGTAATTGCTTCAACCTTTCAAGGTTGGCAGTTCAATTTGGAAATGAACTTGTCAACGTTTACAGACACTTTAACGGGGTCTCGAGAAAATGGTTCTTTATTTGCTGAACAATCGTTAACTGCGATATTGAATGATAACCTCATTGCTACAAGAAACACATTGATGCTATTAGCACAAAATGACTGTGTTGCAATTGTACAATTAGCAAATGGAGATTACGAGATGTTAGGTGCTACAAACGGTTTATCGGTTGTTACTGACACTAGAGACGTAGGTACTGTGAAAGCAGACAGAAACGGTCACACGATTGTTATGGCTGGACAAGAAGATGAATTAGCTTACAAGGTAGATTCTACTATTATTGCTGGTTTATTGACTCCAGCACCGTAATCGAATAGACAATAAAATTAAACTGAAAGGGGTGGGTTATTTTGCCTTCCCCTTTTTTTTATATCTTTACACTATGAAATTGATTGAAAGTAAAATAGGTGGGAAGGTTTATGTTAAATCATTAAACCGATTTTTGGAGGTAAGTCCAGAAAACATTTCGCTATTGTCAAAGTTAGGTTTAACAGAATATTTCGAGAAAGATGCAGATAATAATAAAGAACCAAGCAAACCAACTGTGCGTAACCGTAAGCGAAAAGACAACTCTTGAATCGCCTAATTATCTTTTTGTTTTTAAACATGAAGAAGAAAACGTAAACTACTCATGTATACTGCCTAACACCAGTATCTGGGAACGTTATGGGTTATTCTCTTTTACAGAGGGAGTCGATGCTACTTTAAGATACACTGGAGATTATGTTCTAAAAGTGTACGAACAGACAAGTCCTTCTAATCTCGACCCGTTGTTGGCTTACGGAATAGTACACGTTGAAGAATCTTTGCTTTTGAATACTCCTTTTGACTACACAGTTAATAACCCTAATGTAATTAGAGATATCAATGAAATCGAATAACTATCCAATACACGTATTTGCTAAAGAAGGTAAATTACCACAACCAGAAGAGAAAACTCTAACGGGGCAACCATGGATATCTTGGGGGGACGACAACTTATACCCACAATGGTTAAATAGACTGTTCTACGAGTCTCCATATCAGTCTGGGATTATCAGACAGAAAGTGTTTTTTATTGCTGGAGGTGGTTATGAGATAGAATTTGAGTCGGAAGAGGATAAAGTCAAGTGGGATGAATTTGAATCGAACATGCCTATGGGTTCTACGATTAAAGACTTAGTTTCCGATAATACTTTGGACTCAGAACTGTATAACGGTTTTGCTATTAAGGGAGCCAGAAACAAAAGTGGAGGTATCTCATATTTGGAGTCTTTGGATTTTGACAAGGTTAGAACAAATAAGAAAGAGACTGCATATTACTATTCAGATGATTGGAGCGTTTCACGACAAGACGATTCTATTAATTTTAAAGAATACAAGCCTTACAATCCGTTAAACATTGTAGACGATTTTATAATTTATTACAAGTATCCTTCAAAAGAATTTCGCAAAGCAAAACGAAGAACGGACATGGGACTATACCCTAAACCGTCATACTCTGGAGGGTTAAAGGATATCTCTACGGATATAGAAATGAGTTCTTACCATTTCCACGAAATACTAAACGGTTTGAAAACGGGTACTATCATCTATTTAGGTAATGGAGAGCCGTCAGACCCTACCGACAAATCAGCAATTGAAGAGCAAATTAAAGAGGGGTCTACTGGAGTAGAAACTACTGGAGGGGTTATCCTAATGTACGGTAAGGGAACAGACCAGAAACCAGAAGTATTACACTTGAACGGAAATGATCTTGACCGAAGATATCTTATGACCGAAGAAGCCGTACAAAAGAAAATATTATTAGCTCATTCAGTCGTAACTCCAACTTTGTTTGGAATCCAGAAGGACGGTCAGTTAGGTAACGCCACGGAATTAGAAAATGGGTACAATATTTTTATTAAAACATACGTAAGAGCCAGACAAGAGGTGCTAGAAGATGCTTATACACACGTATTAAATAAAGTGCTTAAAATCAAAGGCAAATTTATTTTAAAAGAAGGAGAATTATTAGATGAAAAAGAAGATTCTACTCCAGACGAAACCGTTAACCCTCTCGAACAAACAAAGCACTCAAAGGATTCAATACTAGACTCATTAAATGTTGCTGGAGTACCTAGAAAAGAGTTTTTAGTGGTTTCTCGAAAAGAGATGCCGTCAATTTTTAACTCAGAAGATGCTATTGGAGTAGAAATTAAGCATTGGCGAGAGGTAGATAAAGAGACTTATTATTTTGCAGAGTTACTTACGGATTTCCAATTAAAAGTACTAAACTCATTATCACAAGAGGACGAAGAATTTGACAAAACCGCCATTGCAAAACTATTAAAGACTACTGTTTCAAAAGTTGAGGAAGCATACGATGTTTTAAGAGAAAAAAACCTCATTAAGAAAAATAGTGAATTAACTGATAGGGGAGTTAGAGCGTTGGAATCGAGTCCAGCGAACGTGGAGAAATTCGAAGTCCGTTATTCTTATGAGGAAAAGGCGAACGCTCTACCAACGAAGGACGGAAAGTCGAGACCGTTTTGTACTGCTCTTATGGGAAATCCTAGGATGTACACTCGGCAAGAAATTGATTTAATAGCCACTGGAGTAAGGCGAGATGTCTGGGCTTATAGAGGTGGCTGGTATACGAATCCACAGACAAAACAACACACCCCGTTCTGCAGACACGTTTGGGTGCAAAATATAGTATTTAGACCATGAGTGTAAGAGACCAGCAAATATTCGGCAAGGACGT